TGAAGGTCTAGCAACAACGGATTATAGCGGTAGTGCCGTAGCTCTCAATTACACAGGAGACGTTCTTGCTATAGGTGCATACGGCGCAGACAATGGAACAATTGATCGGGGTCATGTTCGTACATTTATTGGTCAGACAAAACAGATAGATGGAACTCCTGTAACAACCCAGACTGGTAGCACATCAGCTGAGATGTCTCTAAAAGCCGGAGGTACATCTTCAAATCCCGACTTAAGTATAACTATGAAACCCGGTGGTCCAATTTATGAAGACCAGACAACTATCCCACAGATTACTGTATTAGACACTGACGTAGCTTTTACAGCTGATGCCCGCGATATATTATATGGAGAATTTCAAAATGACAAAATTGCTGGGAGTGAAACTTCTGGGAAAGGAAAAATGTTAGATTTGAACGGAGACGGTACAATAATGTGTGTAGGATCCGTAAGACACGACAGTTATCGCGGGCATGTTCGTGTCTTTAAATGGAATGGCACTGCATGGGACCAGCTTGGTCTTGATATAGATGGTGAGAATGTCGATGATTACTGTGGTAGATGCGCTCTCAGTGAAGACGGTAAGACATTGGTAGTTGGGGCGTATAATTGGGGCCCGCCTTCGGATCAGGGTCAGGGTCAAGTAAGAGTCTTTAAATATAATGACGCTACATCTTTATGGGATCAGCTTGGTTCTAACATTGAGCCCTCGCACATAGTGGGCGATCACGATTATTTTGGAAGATGTGTAGATATAAGTACTGATGGCACAGCAATAGTGGCTGGGGCATACTACTGGGACTCTCCCTCTGGCGGCAACGACCAGGGATGTTTAAGAGTTTATGATTATACAAACGGAAATTGGGTTCAGAGGGGTAATGATGCGGATATGGCTGGGGACAGTAATAGTTATTGGCTTGGAGTTGATTGTGCTATGAGTGCAAATGGCAATATTGTAGCTGGGGCTTTTTATGACGCGGGCAACAACACCGGCGGCCCAGCCACAGGCGCTGGCGGGGTAAAGGTTTATGAATACGCAAATGAATCATGGGGGCAACTCGGTAGTAATATATATGTAGACCACACGGCCGATTGTTCGACTGTGAGTCTCAGTCATGACGGTACAATAGTTGCATATGGGAGTGGATACGGCGGCACGGCGAGCGGTGTTGTTTATACTGCTAAATACACCAATGGACAATGGAATAGAACAGGTAAAATACTTGGCACTCAGGCGAGTATAAACATGCATATATGTTATTTAAATGCCGCTGGTAATGTTTTAGCGATCGGTAGCCACCAAGATGAAATATCGAGCGGTGCTAATAATAACGGAGTTACACGTTTGTATTCGTGGAACGGCGCTAACTATGATGAGCTCAATCCCTGGGCGGCGTGGGATATAATAGGTACTCCAATTGAAGGTCTAGCAGTATCGGATTATAGTGGTGGTGGTGTAGCTCTCAATTATATAGGAGATGTTCTTGCTATAGGTGCACACGGTGCAGACGATACAACAACTGATCAGGGTCATGTTCGTACATTTATTGGTCAGACAAAACAGATAGATGGAACTCCTGTAACAACCCAGGTTCAAACCGGTACCTTGTCAAGTGAGATGTCTCTAAAATCCAATAATGTTATAAACATGATTTCAGGGAGTAGCGTTGATATTACAGGAAATTTAATTGTATCTGGAACCGCAACCAGTAGCGCCGGGTTGTTAACAAGTGACCGTAGACTTAAGCACAATGAAGAAAATATATCTGACTCTTTAGAAATCATAAGAAAACTTAAACCTCAAACTTATCAAAAAACCAGCGAACTAAAAGAAGAAGTTTTCATAGGAGAACTCGAAGATGGTACATTTAGATTTGAAGCGGGGTTAATAGCTCAAGACATACTAAGTATACCCACTCTCTCTAAATATGTATCCGGAGGGGATTACGGTAAAACAACAGCTCCATATGCTCTAGATTATAATAGTATATTTACTTACAATGTTTCTGCAACAAAAGAATTAGACACCATAGTTACCAATTTACTTACCAAGATAGCTACATTAGAGGCAAGAATAACTGAATTGGAAAATAAATAAATTAAATTAAATGTAAAATAATTACAAAAAAATACTAAATGTAAATAAATTACAAAAAACTACATAAAAGTAAATTATAATAATATTATAATGACTGATAAAGGCTATTATGCAGTTTTTCCTGAAATACAAATTATATCACAAAGCGATGATAAAACAAAAACATACGTAGACAATCTCAAGTTGATGGCTGCTCACACTTTATACGATAGACACGGACAAAAAATAAAACTCACTGATAAATTATCAAAAGAACTAAATGTACCGGAGCCTCCAGTTGGTTGGGCTGCATCTGAAAAATATGATGGAATTAGATGTTTCTGGGATGGAGAAAAGTTTATATCGCGAGGTTCAGGATTAGGAAAACCAAAAGTTTTTACATATGTTCCAGATTTTTTTACAATGGCCTTCCCACCGGGTGTTGCTTTAGATGGTGAATTATGGATTGGACGCGGAGAATTTCAAAAGACAAGTAGACTATCAACTCTTAAACCAGGTAAAACATACACATCCGATGAGATAGATGATATGTGGACTACCGTTAAATTCAAGGTATTTGATATTCCATCTGAAACATTGCCATTCGAAGATCGTATGCAAAAACTTGGTGAAGTTATTAAAATCTGTGAAATGTCCTGGAAAGAAGATTACCCAGATATGAACTTTCCTATTGAAATAACAGAACAGGTAAAAATCGAGTCTGAAGAACACCTAAACAAAATTTACAATGAATTAACTTCAGCTGGTGCAGAAGGTGTCATGCTTAGAGCTCCAGGTTCTCCATACGAAACTAGAAGGAGTAAATATCTTCTAAAGTATAAGAAACAACAAGACGCAGAATGTATTGTATTGGAATACATTATGGGTGATGGTAGACTTAAAGGACTTCTTGGTTCAATAAAGGGAGAAATTATAATAGATGGGAAAAGAACAGGTGTAATCACTAATGTAGGAACTGGATTTTCCGATTTGCAAAGAGAAAACTACCTAAAAGAAGACTCTCCTGAATATATCCCAATCGGTTCAATTGTTTCTTTCAGTTTTATGGAAATGACTAAAGATGGAATTCCAAGACATCCAGTTTACAGGGGTATTCGAGATGACATACATATTTAATACATTCACATTAAATTATTTTTTTAAATAAAGTATAATATTATATGATATTTGATAACGAAGATTGTTACAATTACATTATTATAAATGAAACTGATAATCCTGTTATTCCATCTTCGGATGTTACAATTATACTTATGATGGAAGGTTCAGATAGATTTAAATACGACCCTTTTATATTGTCATTAAGTAAAAAAACCATAATTCAATACAACAAGGGATATAAAAATTGTGTTAAAGATGAAGAAGTTACTGCTACTACATCAGATATTACACATTCTTATTTCACGGCGTTTTATTACGCAAAAGATTATAATAATGTAATAATCTTAGAAGAGGATGCTGAAGTGTATAGTAAAGATTTAAATGAATACAAATTAGTCAATAACTTTTTAGAAAACGAAGACTTTGATGTATTTACATTTGGATCTTCTGGGGTATTTAGAAGTTTTAAACCTAAACTTTATAATAACAATATCTATAAATTAACTGGGTATACTTTTGCTCAATCTCAACTTTTCTCAAAAAAAGCAAGACAAAAGCTTTACAAAACTATTAAAGAAAATAAATATCAAGGTGATATAGACGTAGATTATATTGAAAAATTAGAAAAATTATATAGTTATAAAAATCCATTGATAGTTCAATTATTTCCTGATACAGAAAATAAATCTAACTGGGGCAAGGGAAATAGTTTTGGTAAAGTCGTAGGTTATATATCTACACAACCAATGAAAGTATTTTTATTAATGACTAAATTAGACAAAGAGACATCTGGTTGGAAACATATATACAGATATAATCACTATAAATTATACATAGATTATCTTGTTGGGTTTTTAGGAATATACAGTCTATATAAGATGGCTAATTGGGTATACCCTAAACTGAAAATGAAAATGAAAAAATTAAAATTTAAAAATAAAATTTACAGAAAATAAACCATATTAAAATAAAAAATATAAGATAATAATAACTAATAAATATGGAATTATTACAGGATGAGACTTATAGACAAGTATACCTGAGTTATGAAAAACTTGTTAAGAATTCTTTAGCTAGAAATGAAAATTATGATATGAAAAAATTCATAGGAGGTCTTCCTGTAACATTAGAAAAACAAGACATGTCTACTTTAATGACTAAACTACCAAATGGAAAAAGTCAATACACTGTAACTCAGAAGGTAGACGGTACTAGAATGTTAATGTACATAACTACTGTACCAGGTGTTAAAAATGGTAGGATGATATATTTTATAGACAGAAATGCAAATATATATAGAGTTAGAAATTCATCTCAAGATAGTTTAGATCCTATAGACTTTAGAGAGATGTTAATAGATGGAGAAGTTGTCTTTTTTGATTCTGACGACAATTCTCATTCAGTTTTAGAAATTAATAGAGTAAAAGGTGTATCATTTATGGCTTTTGATATACTTTACGGACCAAATAACATTGATGTAAATACTGAAGGGGAAAGAGTAATAGGGCAAGATTCTTCTATGATTGTCCCAGAAGATGGGAAACTTAGAACTCAACCATGGCCATATATAAATAGGTATGATATACTTTATAAATTGATAATGCCTGGAGAATTTAATAAATTCGATCCTCTGTTAGTATCTTCTTTTAGGAATAAAAAATGGTTTAATGTAGAAATTAAACCAATTTATTTCTTAGACGCTCTTAAAGATTATCAATATTTGTATACATCATCTTATACAGGAGAACTACAAAAGTTTCTAATTAAACATCGTAAACGGTTTTACGATATGGTAAATAAGACATATGAAAAACCAACATCGATGTTTACAAACAAAAAAATTAAACTAGATGGGCTAATATTTACAGCATCAGATACTCTTTATAACATTGGATCTTGGAATCGATTAGATACTACTCAGTTTAAATGGAAACCAAATGACGAACAAAGTGTTGATCTAATGGTTGTAAAAACTAATAATGGAAATATAATTAAATTCTCAGATCGCGATGGTAGTGTTAAAGCTTGGACTAAGAAAATTGGAGAATCCTATAGAAATGTTACAGTTGATGTACCAGAATTTGTTAATAGCAATACAATAGTGGAATTTCAAGTAATTTCCAGGAATAATTTTAAGTTTAAAAATATTAGAAAAGATAAAAGTCATCCCAATACATTAAAAACTGTTTTAAATGTAATAAGAAGTGTTGAAAATCCAGTGGATATAAATGATCTATATTATTTTTCGAACGTAGGGAAGGGTTCTACGAAAGAAGAGTTAATTAAATTATTGTCTTATTCTTCAAGGGCTAATCTTCTTAGATGTATATCAACATCAAATAAAGCTCAAATTTTAGAAAATGCTGACACTATAAATATACAAAAACAGCTTAATAAAATAGGTATAAAAGACATAGAAGTTGAATTTCGTCTTGGGAAAATAAGTAAAACGGGTTCGTTTAATCCCAATATAGACGAAAAAATGTATAATAGAACTATGAAGCTTATAGAAGAGTATGATATGAAAAAGACAATTGAATACTATGTAGATGCTTATTCTGACGAATTAGCCGGTATTAGAACTAGACACATTTATTCAAATGACTTTAAAAAATTTATACTATTAGAATCTATAATAAAAAAAAGGCTTAACGATATCAATATAGATATGTCAAAAATTTGGGATAGTGATATAAGAATTTCAACTTCTACAGAAACAAGAATAACAGATTATATTACATCTGGAAAATACAATTTAAAACAAAGAACATCATATTTAGATCCATCTGAAACATTTAGGGTAGATTTCACATTGATCTCAGATGGGAAATTAATAGATAGAAATTTTATAGAAAATGAGTTCCCTAATAGAAAAAGACAAATTGAAATTGAAATTTTAAAAAATAATATAAATATAAATGAATTATTTCTATTTATTACGGATTTAGTTAAGTCTTAAAATATTTTAAATTATCTGTTCCGTCATAACGTAAGAAACCATCTTTAAAAACCCAATCTAAATCAGAAACGAAATAATCCTTGGTTATTGGACTAAATTTAACAAGTAATATGTTCATTGTTTCATCGTATGTTTTCATATTAGTTGTTGGAGTTATTCTTTTTTGAATTGTTAATACCCTATTATCAACAACTCTACCTTGGTTATCTCTGTTTATAATTAATTTATAGTAATCTCCCTTTTTTATTCCCTTTGGTATATTTCTTTTTAAAAATGTATAACTTCTTAGGAAGTCTAAGTCTCTATTTTCTATTATTTCTTTAGATTCATATCCAAATTTAATAGTTTCGTTGTTTATATCAAGAATCTCTAATACAATTGAATCTTTATATTTATCTTCTTCGTTATATACAATAGTTTTATCATTGGATTTGAATATTAACTTATTATTTTCATTAGAATTTATTATTTCATAAGATCCAGATATTATATTATCATATTGATCTGGTATTATAAGTAATTCGTCTATAACAGAAGATAATATACCTAGTCTAAACAAATCAGATATTATCTTATTTCTATTTATAAAAGTTTTATAACGTATGTCTTCGTTATAATAAATTATATCCATTATTTCATATTGCTTTTTCTCTTCTATGTCATTATAACTCAAATATCCATCAAATATTATAGTATCCTTGAATGTTTCAGATATATCAGAGTTTAAAGATAATAAACTATCGGTAATATAGAAATTATTTTCAGGTGAAAGCATAAGATAAAATCTATTACCATCAGGACTAGCTTTTCTAACAGTAAAACGTTCTAATATTAACATTCTTATAGAGTTGTAAGTAAATGGAGTGGTTTTATAAAGACTTTTATGATTTATTTTAGATGTGAATAAAAGTAAATTTTCTTCTATGTTCTTTTCATTCATGATTGATATAGTTTTCTTTTCCAATTTTCCATTGTTATTTATTATCATGTTATTTAATTTTAGATTTTTATAGATACAAGATAACAATGATTCTCTACTGAACGAATTTAATCCTGGGAATACACGAGAATCTCTTTCAAAATCATTTCCACTTACTACTATTGTTTCCCCGTTATATTCAACTTTATATTTATTAGCCTTTTTTCCTCCACCCTCCTTAGCACCTAATTTTCCTATCACTTTTACTTCCCTAAATACTCCATTTATTTTAACATTAGCTATAGCCCCTGGTAAGTTACTACTCGGTATTACTATTCCGGAACCATAATCAATTTCATTACCTATATTATATCTAAGGGCTTCATCTTTATCTGGAAACCCAGTTCTAAGGTAATTTTTCATTTTCTCTGTAGATTTACTATCTTTTGTTTCACAACATGGATACCATAATTTATCATTTGGGTCAAAAACTCCTTCGGGTTTTAAATATTGATAATTGGGGTCTGGACATGTTCCAGACCAAGAATAAGGTTCAGGTCTCATAGATTCTGAAAAGTTTCTTGGATCATCCCCTGTTTTTCGCGTTCTTGTAAGTCTACATATTCTACCATTGGGTGCATAACCAGAAACTGTATTATATTCTTTTAATTGTTTATCTGGACCCGATAAGCTTGTTGTTACAAATAAATCAGTATATTCATCAAACATAGAATTTATTACAAATTCTAATTTGTTAAACAGGTCTGTTGTTATATCAGTATCACCGTTACCACACATACCATCGTTCTTCTGTTTTAAGGTGCATTTAGATATATTCATCATAACAGATCCATGTTTATTAATAACAGCCGTTAATTTAAGTCCATTTGATGGAACAACTACAATTTTTATATATTCTTTAGTCATTATATCATTTTTAGTTTCGCGAGGGGTATAATATTCCCAATCTATTATTTTAAGTCCTTTGTATAAAATAATAGGGGAACCATCTCTTGCTCTTTTTATTTTTGTATTAATAGGGTTTTCTATCAGTCTTCCATCGGTGTTATACGGACTGATAAACTTATTTAATTCTATAAAATTAACCTGTGTCTTTCCGGGGGTGATTTTTTTTATACTAAATTGTGCAGCAGCCGAATGAATATAGTTAGCACCATCTATCATTTTATATTCCTTTTCACCTGTTAATTCTTTAAAGGCATCATAATTAACTGCTCCGCTAGAATTAATTCTTTTGATTAATTCATTTATTAAATTTTGTTTTTTAACTGGATCTAATGTTATATTTATAATATTTATAAGACCGTTTTTGCTTATACGTATAGAAGTTTTTTGTTCATCTACTTCATGATATATAATCAAATTATTTAAGAATTGTGTTGTTGTTGTCTTGGGAGGTAATTTAGATGGTCCTCGTTTTTTAACCATCCCAATATATTCAACATATGTCATTTTATTTTTATGCGCTTCTATATCTATTTTACCATCTTTTATCTCTATTTTTGTATCCCCATCCAAATTAAAAAGATCGTAGATAATATCGTCATTAAGTTTTTCTTTTATAAAAGCTTCTTTAATTTCCGAGTAATCACCTGAATATTCGGGATCGTTTAATATATAATTACGGAAACCATCCAAAGTTAAAAATAAACTTTCATCTTTTGGTCTTTCACAATTATTTTCATGGTTAGATCCACTCATTTTTTGACATATTGAACAATATGTTCCATCGGGGATCGGTCCTATACCCGGTCTATTATAATTTTCTGTTATAGTTCCATCATCATAAACAACCTTTTTATATAAACTTAATTTATAAAAACCTTCATCTCCTTCATCTAACTGAAAATTATTTTTAAGAATATCTAAATCTATTATATCAGTAGGACCGTCTTTAAAATTTAACTTATTTATAAACATATTAACTGCATTTATTTTAACATTACTGTTCATGTAATTCCTATCTATATTAAATATTTAAATAAATAAATAAATTTAAAGTATGATATTATAATTATAATAATGTCTGCACTCATAGATAAATTTAATGATTTACTTAACGAATTTATTGATAAAATAATAACAAAATTTCCTAATGAATCACTTCTTAATTATAAAAAAGCTTTTGTGCTTGTAAAAATAGCATCTCCAGCATCTCCTGCAAATTTTTTTATGGCGGGGTGTGTAGACTATAAAAACGAAATTAAAAATAGAGATGAATTATTTTTTATCAATGATGAAAGTATAAAATCTAAGATTAGCAACTTTTCTAATGATATTGGAATAGCTAATCATTGGAAAGATTTAACAGATAATACTAAGACTGCTGTTTGGGACTACATTCAGTCTCTTTTTGTTTTGGGTGAAATCATAATTAAAAATGATTCTACAGAATTTGATAAGATTAGAAACTCTAATATAGAAAATTATTCTAAAGATATTTCTGATTTTCATAAACAAAAATTTTCAACAGAGTTTTTATCAAAATTAAATTCTTAATATACATTAAATATGACAACATATTGGTTTACTGATTTATGTGCATTATTTAATTCTATTTCTATAAATCCTTTCTATGGTACAGATAAGAATTATCAATATAATTCACTTACAAGGCTTATAATAGTAGTTACTATAATAGCAGCAATAAAATACCCAAAAGACCGCTTAAAGATAATATCTTCAGGTGCGTTTTCTTTATTATTATCTGTATGTGTTTATTTTATAACTTTAAATTCCGCATCTGCTGTAGAATCTAGGACTATACAAGATTTACCAACTGATTTTAGTAACATAGAAGATAGAGGTGGGTTGACAAATCAGGGTAAAAAACTCTTGGAAGATTATAATACAAATACTAAAAATTCATTATTAATAAATCATCAGACAAGGGATACAGATAATATAAAACACAGATTTATGCTAGATGGAGATAAATCGCCTAATAAAATTACAAACGAAGTTATAAACACGCCATATTCTGATCCTTTTGCAAAACAAATTATGACTGGAACACTCAAACAATTAAATACAGTGAATAAAAATTTATCACCCGTGTAATTTAAATTATTTTAAATAAAAATAAAATGTATTATTATATTAAACTTAATGAAATACATTAGCGATGTTAACAGGTTACATCCAATTGTAGAACATACTCCTATGAGGGATGTCAATATTAATTATTCAGGACTTGATTATTCACATATAAACTCACTTTCAAATAGAAATGCTATCCCAGTGGTTAGAAGAGTTGAACCTATTAATTCTCCGAATGTTGCAGATACGAGGGGTGTAAGTTCCGAGGTAGACGTTCCACAAAAACAGGGTCCCTTAGATTTTTCACTGAGAGATACTAATATGCTTTCTATGTATTCAGATATAACTTCTCCTAAAGTCGATACATTCACTTTAATTGAGGATAATCAAGATGATGATAATGATATAATATATTCTGCTGCACCCAAAATTGGAGGAGGAAAAAATAGTACCCCGTTTAGTACTCCATCTAGGGATATAACAATATTAGACGCTCCAACCAGGTCTGGAGATACACACCCATCTGTTCTACAAAATAGAAACGCTAGGATGAACAATGGAATAGGTAAAAATTAAATTAAATTAAATTAAATTAAATTAAAATATTATATACATATATTACTATATACATATATAATGTTTATGCAATCTAATTTAGGGTCTTATGAAGTAAGGAGAAATTCTCAAACAAACGAAGTTTCGATTGTTCCTATTAGTCAAGAGGAATATTATAATAGAACCAGGAACGTTTATTCTACAGAAGAATATGATGATTACATTCAAGATGTAATGGCTAACTTAACATATGAATATGACATTAATACCTTTTTCTCAGTACGGCGTATTATTAATGCAATAAATCGTAATATACTTCAAGAAGCCTCTGTAAAACCTAAAGTTTCTTTAGAAAATTTTGAAAAGTTAGAAAAATGTAATAAAGTAACAGACTGTGGTATATGTTTTGAAAACATGAAAGATAATATTAAACTAAATTGTGATCACATTTATTGTAATAGATGTATTAAGAAATGGCTAACGGAAAAATCTAATACATGCCCGACATGTAGAAAAGAGATTATTATTTAGACTTTATTTTTGTTTAATTAAATTAATTTAAATAAAAATGTATTATTATAATTAAATGGAACTGCAAACAGTAGTAATATTTATCGTGTCATTATCTTTTATTGGGATATATATCAATGTTTTTAAATCTCCGGTTTTAAAAGATCCTGAGCTTTTTAAACTTCCTAAAATGTTTAGATCTAATTTAATTGAAAAAGAACCCCTGGATCTTAATGAAATGTCAGCCGATGAGTTAGCCGCGCGAATAATCCAAGAAAAAGATGGTAATAATACCACATATAACTCGATTGGTAATGTAGTAAGTGAAAAAAGTGATTATATAAATGATGGACTAAGAGAAGGATTTATAACAACTGATATAGATTCTTCTAATTTATCGTCTGTTGGTACTAAAAGACCATATGCCTGGCACGGGGCTTCATCTCAGAGAGAATGGCCAGATAATAAAACGGTTAACGCAGGTCTTCCCTATAATGTATATCATCCATTAGAAGAAAATTCATTAATAAACATATCATCATCTGATATACAAAATAATGTAACTAAGATGGTTGGACCCCCTATAAAAAAGTCTGCAGGTGAGCAAACTGTTGGTGTTTTTATAGGAAAAAATAAGACTTATGGTGAATTAGAAAGTAAACAAAGTAATAAAGAAATTAAACAGGCTATAGCGATAGTTAGAAATGCGGTAGCTAATGAAGGTAAACAGCTTGTATCTATAGATCCTGTAGATAGAACAAAGACCTCTGAGAGATACGGAACTAAAAATAATAATTCTATAGCAAGATATACTGATATTAAAGTTAAACCAAATATAAATGTTTCTATGACAGAAAAAGACGTTGCTAATATAGTATCAAAGGATATACAGATAGATCCTATTAACGATTTAATAAAACAAAATTCAGAATTTATTAATAATAATAAAATCGAATAAATTAAATTAAATTAAATTAAATTAAATTAAAATATAACATAATAATAAATGGTTTATAGTGATATCCCAATAGAATGGCAACAATCTCTAGGATCTCTTGAAAAAAATTCAAAAAGAGAGTTACAAAATGCTGCTAAAAGTATAGATAATCATATTATAAGACGTGATAAACCTAAAAAGGTAATAACATTTGATGAGGTTGTGCAAAAAAATCGTACCTTAAACCCAGGTCCTTTAATAAAAAATCAGGTAAATAAAAACAGGGGATTTTATATAGATAAAACAGAAACTCCTGTAAATATGAAAATAAAAGACGAAGAAAGAATTATAGACATGAGTAGCACACCCGGGTTTACAATGGGTAGTCAATACATTCAATCACAAGATAGAGAATTTAATTATGTTAAACCTAAAAATAATATAATGAACACTCATAAAGACAAGAAAAAACCAGAAATTATAAATCAATTAAACGTTGTATCAAGAGTTGAGCCTAAAAAGATACTAATGAAAAATAACATGTATGACGCTGATAGAGAAATAACAAATTACACTCCCATACATACTATTGATCAGCCTATAATAAGGGTTTATAATACAGAGTGATTTAACTATATATAATTTTACATATTTCATTGAAATTATTTTTAATAGTCTGTTCAAAACTAGATCTCAATTTAATAAAACTTTTTTTATTATTTTCGTCTATAGAGTATTTTAAAGTTTCAAGTGATAGAAGCTTTACATCTAAAATTTCCAAATATTTTTTATCAACTGATGATAAATTTGATAAAAACTTTTTGGTACTGTTAAATCTGTCTCTGTATAAATTAGTAAAGGGAATTTTTACGATATACATATAATATTTATTTCCAGATGGGGTTTTTGAAATTATACAATTACAATTTCTTAAATATCTTTTAATATCTGTTATATCTCCAACAGAACCAAGAGTTTCCTCCCATGTTTCTCTAGATGCCGTGTTTTCTGGATCAGATCTATCTGATAATTCTACTCCACCACCAAAATTAGACCATCTATTATCCCTATCTTTACCTAAAAAAAAATAAGGAGTGTTGTCTAGAGACTTACAATAAAAAAGAATTCCCCCGCCATATCTGATATTATTTTCAAGCATTATTTATTATATTTAAAATTATTTTTAAACTGTTTAACTTAAAAATAATTAATATGTATTCTATATGAATGATATCGTTGCAAATAATAATATAAACGGGCCTATAGGAATTTTATTTTCACGTTCCCAAGAACATAAAAAAAATAATAAAGAAATGTATAACATGAGTGCACGAGTTCCTAATATTAAAATAGTAACAGAAGATTCTGTTAGACCTGTTGTAAAACTAGATAATAATATAAAGATCGATGATATCGATCTAGTTAAAGATAAAAGTAAGGATAATGATGCAACCTCTGTATCCTCTGGTAGTACAGTAGAGGCGACACCCATTGAAACAAAAAAACATAAACTTGGGAAAATTAAACCCGGTAGTATTAAATCTAAATCAGGTTCAAAGTTTAATGCAGATGATTATCAAAACTTTATAAATAATTCAAAAACAAAAGATCGTAAAAAAAATGACTCTGATGAAGAATCTGAAAGTGAAAGTGAAAGTGGTAGTGAAAGTGGTAGTGAAAGTGGTAGTGAAAGTGGTAGTGAAAGTTCTGATTATTCTGATTCATCATCGCAAAGTAGCGTAGGTAAGAAGACTAAAAACGTTAAACAGGAAAAGCAAAAAATTCTCATGCAACTGGTAGAACTAGAAAGAAGGGGGATTGAACTAACAAAAAAATATTCAATGTCTTCGAAATTAGAAGACTTGAAATTTGAATTGAAATTACATGTATCAAACGCCGAAAAAGAGGCGGGGGTTAAACTACAACAAAAAATTCTATTAGCAGCTGTTTATGGTTTAGAGATAGCAAATTCAAAATATGATCCAATTGGTGCTAAATTAGATGGCTGGTCAGAGTCTGTTATGGATAATATTGATGATTATACAGTTATTTTCGAGAAGTTGTATGATAAATATAAGAGTAGGGCAGATCTTCCACCTGAGCTACAATTATTAGTTACATTAGTGGGTGGTGCATTCATGTTTCACACAACTAAAACCATGTTTAGTTCTGCTTTACCAAGAGGATTAAATGATACTCAATCTGCTGAGATAATGAAAAATATTAGGGCTGCAGCGAGTAATGACCCCCCTCCACATGTATCCAATGTATCTACAAAAGAAATATCGGGACCGTCTTTAAATTTATCCAATGTTTTCCAAAAGGCTGATGATGTATCGTCTCTAGGGACAGTTGAAACATCAAGGGAGGTTACAATTAATCAAAAGGGTAAACGGGCTATAAATTTATAATTTTGTGATTTTTTTTTATAAAAAAATATTTATAATAAAATAAAATGAAAGAGGAGAATCTAAAGTTATTATTAGTGGTGGCAGCCTTAACAATTATTTATCTATTGACTAGACCCCCTGCCAAATGCGCGGTACCAGCTACACCCGCTTCGGTAGCTGAGACGAATATGACATTGAGTAAACTTAAGAATGCTTTAGGTGTCACGGGTGGGGTGCGAAGAATGCAGAAGAACGAGGACCCCGCCAGACCTCACATTCTCATTGGTATAAATGAAGCATGCCCTGGTGGATACAGCAAGGCTCCAGATGACTTTACTCTATCCAACGGCGGTTGCCACGTAACTTGTGGTGCTGGCGGTATATGTGGGGATCCCAAAACTGGTAATGACGCTAATGGAGTACCAGTTCCTCAGAAGTGCTGTTTAAAAAATTAATAATTTTTTAAATTAAAATAAATTAAAATAAAATAAAATAATTTGTATAATTAAACAAATGACATTATTTTATTCCGGTGTCCCAAATAGGAACAACAAAATATATTCCCATAATAATACAAACAATTCTATTAAAGATCAATCATCTTACAGTAGAATGTTAACATCTTCTACAAATTTCACAATCCCTGAATATAAAAAATACGGTGTCTCAAACAGAAGAAATCTAAATTCTCAAGAAACTATAACAACTGATAATTCTATTGATAATTCTACCCCTAACCCCACACCATCTATGAATACAATTATTCAATCTGATAATATATCAGAATATTTTAAAAAGCTTGTTGAAAAAACTACAATTAGACACCAGGTTTTAATAAATAAATTAGAGAAAATAGAAAATTTACTATTATTATTAATAATAATCTTAACTTTTATAGTTATGAAAATATTTAATTAAAAATAAACTATCTTAGAATTTAAATTATATAAAGTATATCTACTATTACTATAGAACGATTTTCTAAATTCTTCTATAGTTAGAGTTCCTCCGTAATCTTTTAAATTTAAAATACAGGGAGCCGGGGTTATATTAAAATCGCTTCCAAATAATCTCCTATAAAATTGTCCCAATAAAAAAGATTTGTTTTGAAATACTTTATCATTTAATGAATAAGATTTTGCACAATTAGGAGAACAAAAATTACCAAATAATTTATATCTATCTAATTTATTACAATAATCTATAGGTAGATAAAAGGGGTTACAATTAAAAAAATGATGACAATTATAACATTTTAAATCTTTTTTTACATTAGATTTATTATCTTTATTATATAATGTCAATTTTTTAGAATTATCTTTTTTAATATTGCAGTTATCTTCTTCATCGCTTGAAATAACTAATTTACATTCATCGTTTGTATTTTCTATAAAAAAATCAGATATATTAGTTTCAGAAGACTCTTTGTCATGAACTTCTATAACTATATTTCCGAATTTAAGATTATTTGTTTTGTAATTGTCTTTATTTATTTTTTCAACAGTATCTATAATAACCTTATTCTCAACTGTTTCTTCTATATGATTACTTTTAAACGGAGTTGACTCGTATTTTTTTTTCCTACCCCTTTTTTTAACAACTTGAATAGTTTCTGACATTTACAATATTATAAATATATTTAAAGGTTCTTTATATGTTTTAAAAATGTGGTTTTTATATGGCATCTCTACACTCTGGATTTTATCAGTTATTACACAAAAAATGTTTAATGAGTATATGTTTAATGTAAATAATAATAAGAGCCTAGATAATCATAATATGACTAATAATAAAGATGATGAATATACGCTATTGTGTTATGTTATTAATTACAAAGACGGGACGGATGAAGCCTTATCTGAATTAACGATGAAAGATGTCGAGGATAAAAATGAAGCTAATGAAATAGATTACATTATAATCAAATACATGTTCAATGGAAAGTTAATGAAATACGTTACAAGAAATGGAAATATTGAATTTCCTATCTATAATTTTAATGTACAGCCTGAATTTTATCCATATTTCCCGGATATCATGTTTCTTAACAACATAGATGTTACAGATTACATAAGACCCTATTTGGGACCATTATGTAATTTTTATTCCGATAGAGAAGAACCTATTATGTTAGAGGATACTCTCAGAGATCATCCAGATTTTGAAAAATTTAATTTCAAAGAGGGAACTTTTCAAATGATTTCTAATAAAACACCGGTAAAGGGGAGAAAGAGTATTATAAAGGAATTACCTTGTTCTCTCATATGGAAAAGACATGCGGCTGTAGAACCGAAAGATGAGGTGTACATTAACAATAATTTTAAAAATATTATTAATTAAAATTTAAACATCTAAACCAATATAAACGATTATGAAATATAATGTCAATATTATTATAATGTCTTCTAATAATACTGACATAGCATTTAAATTTAAAACTGTACAGACTAATGCAGTAAGAGTTTTATTCGAGTCTTTAAAAAATATATTATCGGATGTTAATTTTAAAGCAGACTCTACCGGTCTTAAATTAACTGCTGTAGATGGAACAACAACAGCAATAGTTAATCTTTTTTTACATGGGAATAAGTTTGAAGAATACATCTGTGAAGATTCAATTAATATAGGATTAAATCTAGCATCAGTATTTAAAATATTAAAAGGCATTAAAAATACAGATACCATTTCTTTTACCATTTTAAAGTCTGATTCTAATAACATGGTGATAACATCTCAAAACAGTGACAAGCGTGCTGTAATTAGAAGTAAAATTAAATTACTTGATATGGATGAAAAAATATATAATATACCAGATATCAATTTTGATTCTTATATTACAATGCCATCATCAGATTTTCAAACTTATATATCAGACCTTTCTAATATATCATCTACTATAGAAATAAAAACAAGCCCTGATAATATGACTATGACAGCCAAAGGAGATTTTGCAGAACAAAGTGTTACTATAAATGAAACTAATGATAAAAAATCAGATACTTCAAATGAAAACCGGGGTTTATATAATATTAAATATATTCAATTGTTTACCAAGTCTACTAACTTATGTGGAACAGTGGAAATTTATTTAAAAACTAATTACCCATTAACAATTCTATACAATGTAGCAAATTTAGGTATTCTTAAATACTGCCTTGCTCCAATTTCACCTTAGGTTTAGAATAACACCCACACACATTCTTTTTTATTTTATAGAACACTTTCATAGATAAATTTTTAATTTTTCTATATATTGTTCTATACAATTGAGTGTTTTTAAGTAATTCAAGGGCCATCTCTAATTGTTTTTCATCTATTTCTATGTTAAACTTCTTACTTAATAACTCATCTACACTAATAATTATTATGTTTTCTATAGAATCAGGTGTGAAATCTTTGAATAGTTTTTTATTTTTATGTAAAAATGTCATTAGATTTAAAATAAGAGGTAAATAATCTATTTTACCATCTTTAAGTTCTTCTTCAAATATATCAAGTAAACCATTCAATACTAATATATGAATAAGTTTAAGATAATATTCATTTTCTCTTAAATTTAAAACAATTTCCTTGAAAGTTTTCATTTAATAATATTATATATTATTAAATACAACTAAATGCGCGTTGATTATAAATTATTACATGGTATTGTTTTTTCATTCATAATAACAGCCTTTTTTGACCTTGCGTTAAATTTATTACCACCTGAATTGGGGGGTGCGACGAGTATTAGAGAATATTTTAATAATCATACAGTCTTGGCTGCAGCTCTTATAGCGGGTTTTGTAGGTGCTGCAACGTTTGTTGTTATATATGCTGCTTATTCTGGTGTTCCAAAATTTAATGCATATAATATGACAGTGATATTTTCTATAAGTGCTTTAATAGGAATTCCTATGAGGTATTCTGGGTTTTTCCCAATTCTAGATAAACATTATTACCAGGTGATACCAAGAATACAATCATATATCGCAGACGGGTTGTCGGGTATAATGGTGTCTATAGTATATTATTTAATATTAGGTGAAATTAAACCTGAACAGGCGTTTTTATATGCTTTACCGGTAGCTTTAGCATTTAAACCGCATCTTATAGGAATTAATATTTAAAATAAATTAATTTGTATATATTAAATGAGTAAATTATACGATTTTTTTAGTTCAACAAATTGCCGAGCGGTATTATTATTGTGTTTCATTTTACTAATCCATGCTTACATTAGGATAAGGGAATACACTAATGAATTAAATATGAAAAATGATGAAGATGGGTGGGATTAAATTTAAATAAAAATAAAATAATTATATATGTTAAATATTAAAATGAACACAGCACTATTACCAAAAGCTTCGATGCTTAATAGAGCCGTAGGTGCCGCTGCGGCTAAGAAGGCCGCCGCAAATAAATGGCTGGGGACAGAGATACCGGGGACCGAATATATATCTCCAAAAACCGGCCAAAGATATGTAGACACTAAGGGTTCTAGACTTATGATGTATTTCTACTATTTTATAGCGGCTATTCTTTTTATTCTTATTATGGGAATGGCTGTTGGTTTTATACCTCTTCCCTGGAAGTGGGGTGAAAGTAGAAAAGCTCCCAGTCCCATGAATAATATGAGAGTATCGAGAGTTCAACCTAGAAATATGCACAAGGAAGAAATGTTTACAAATAAACCAGGCTATGGTCAACACAGGTATTCAAGAAAACAATTAAGTAAAAACGGGTTTAATGATTATGGAGGGTATTATGGTATGCACCCTCGGGGATTTTCACAGGGTGAGAGTAGTTACCTTCATCCAATGTCTGATAACACTAAAATGAAAAAGGCGCAGAACTATATTAAACCCCCAGATAATAGCCCACTCAATGTTTTATCTGAAATAAATATGGATGATGATCCTGACTACGCAGACGAAGTTTATGAAGAAATGATGGAAAATTTAATGGCTAAGGAAAACAGAAGACAAACTAGACTATCTAAATCAGTTAAGAATGATATCAGTAATACAGGTCATACGGAACAGGTTAACGAATTAAACACGGCTGCTCATATATCAGCATCTAATGATTTTGAGTCTCCATTTGGTACCAATAATAATGGTAGAAATGTTAGAAGATACATTCAGCCTCTTGAAACAAGAGGTGTAACAGCGGATAGATTAAATTTCGCAAGTATCACGAAATAAATAATCTTTGAATGAATCATTATTGGACTTTTCACATGATTCTAAATTATTATATTCTATGTTAAATTTTTTAGATTTGTAAAATGATAGTCTTTTTTTATTCCAATTATTGAATATACTAATACTATCATTTATATCTATTACAATTGGGTTATTTTTATTTTTCTTTCTAAGTATTCTCCCAACTGCCTGTTCTATATTACATTTTGGGGACGCAAGAATTAATGTATCTAGATCTGGATTGTCGTACCCTTCAGATGCCATTTGATAAGTTGCGATAATAATATTACAATCATTAGAAGTCTTAAGTTCTTCTTTTTTCATCCCCCCATAATACAAACCAACCGAATGATCTTTAAGTAAAATTCTCAATTCATATTCTAATTTATCACAGTGTGCTTTTCTATCCGTTAATACAAGTATCTTTCTATCTTCATAGACTTTTTTCTTTATTAAATTTTTTATAAAAGAATCTCTCTTAGAATTTTCTGTTACATTTGTAATACTTGCAGCGCTATTAACCTTTCCGTTTGGTAAATATTTAATAGTATTGTCTTCATATTCATAAAAAGCGTGTATTTCTATGACAGGTTCTATGATAAGTAATTCAACATTTACCGCTATTTCACCTAGAAACCAATTTAATGTATGTTCTAGTTTATCAGATCTTTTAAGAGTTGCTGTAAGTCCTAAATTGTATTTTGAACCTATTTTATAAAACGCACTTGAGAATACTTTAGAACAATAATGATGTGTTTCATCATAAATAGCTAAGGAAAAATCATTAAAAAAATCTTCTGGATAATCTTTCATAGAAATGCTATGAATCATTGCAATACAAATGTCGGGTTTATTGTTTGCAGTTTTGGCCTGTATTATTCCAGGTTTTATTCCAAGAAATCTTATTATTTGTTCTTTCCATTGTTCTAATAAAGTTTCTTTATTTACAAGAATTATAGTTTTTACACCCAACAGTGACGCTATATAAAGAGCTGCAAAAGTTTTTCCCCAACCCGTATACAAACATGCTATACAAGATTCTTTTGAAATAAGTTCTTTGTGTATAGTATTTATCACATCTTTTTGATACTTTCGGGGGGTTCCATTTATTTTAATATCAGCAAATTTAATTTGATTTTCTATAAGTTCTCCGCCCGATGAGAAATACTTTGGTGTATATATGAAATCATCTTTTAATTTATAAAGCGAATAATTTATTTCTATAGGGGATCCAGGAATAAAAGGAACGACGGTGAGTTTTTTTTTCAGTAAATTGCATTGTGGATATTTCCTCCCTTTCATTATTATAATTAATTTTTCTAAACTTTAAATATATTCTATATACTAAACATGTTTAATCCTTCTTCAAGAGATATGAAGATATCTTTATATTCTGCATTAATAGGCAGTTTAATAAACATAATTTTATCCGCCTCTGTTATGCCATTTGCTACATCAGACCAAATGAGTCCACCTAACGGTGCAGAAAATTTATCTTATTTTTCTCAGATTATACATATGCTTGTTCAACATAATCAGGTAGTACTTATAAGTTCTTTAGTTATATTTATAATAGTGTATGTATCTACTAATATATCATTATCTATGAAAATATAATATTATAAACAATAATAATTTATAGATGTAATATAATACATAATATATTATTAATGAAATGTTATTGTAATGTTGATACATTTACTTATGAGACTCTAGAAAAAGATAACGAAAATGATACATACAATAAAGTTTTAATTTGTACATGCGGAACTTTTATTATAGATGGGAAAAAGAAAACCAGATGCGAATTTTACAATAAAAAGGTTTTAAAACCTGGAATAATATTTCCATGTAAACCCCCTAAAACAATTAATTACAATACAGACTATATAAATACCCTCCCCGAAAATGAAACGTGTAGAAAAGACATTAATTGGCGAATTCATTTAATTAAAATAGCTTTAAATTATCCAGATGATATTAACATATCTAACCACATATCTGTAATTAACTATAACTTAAGAAAACTTGAATATAAACCATTTTTTCCAAATAAAGAATGTATAGAAGATCTCATTAGCAGACTGGATTGTAAACCAGATGACATTAGACTTTCAAAAACAGATACTATTTATAAAACTAAAACTAAAACTAAAACTAAAACTAAAACTAAAACTAAAACTAAAACTAAAACTAAAACTAAAAACAATAACGGTATACAACATTTTTATTATAATGGACCCCGTGATAACATAAAATATGAAGACGAAGAAGATGAATATAGTGATAACTCGGATGAAAATGGTGAAACATTTGATGTAGATTGTTATGATTCTATGGATGATGTTGATTATTGTTTAGAAGAAGAGGCGTTCAGTGATTAAAATAAATACCATAACTTAATAATAAATGTTATCATCTATTTTAAATGAGGATACTAAAGAAGAGTTTAAAAGAGTTGTTGATATTACTATATTTCCCATAAAAATATATTCTATATTGTTACTGTTTTTTATTTTAGTAATTATATTTCAATTATATTTATTAATAAAAGTAAAAAATAATTAATTTAAAAAAATTATATATCTAATATAAATGTTAGCAGCAACCGACCAGGAGGTTCAATTTTTTAAAAATGATGTCATGGAATTTAGTAGTATTGAGAGACAAATAAAAGAATTGAAGGCTAAAATAAAACCTTTTCAAGATAAAATAAAAGAACTCAATAAATTGAAAGATAGTAAAAAGGATGAAGTTCTTAATTTCATGGAAGGTAATAAACTTGATGTGTGTAATACAGATGATGCGTCTTATGAAATGAAAGAAACTAAAAGCACTAAGACAGTAACGAAAGGTGATGCATACGATAGGATATATAAGTTTTTTGCAGACGATTTTGATAATATCAAAGACATGAGCTTAGAAGAAAAATCAAAATATCTACATGATTACATTTATATAAAAGGAAGGGAAACAACTACCGTGAAAACTCTAAAGGCTAAATAATGGTCTATCTTCAATATCCGATATTTCATCTGAACTGTAATACAAATCGTTCTCTTCCGGTTTGATTTTTGAAATTATTTTAATATAAGAATCAATACTAAAATTATATATCATCCCATTGTTATTTAACTTTAATAATAATATATCTCCATTGAATTTATCATCTGTAAATGGAAGAATATTTATATTTAAATTTATTTCATTTTTATTATATAAAACAACATACATATCATAAATATTATAGTCAGTATAATTATCAAACATGTCTAGACTAAATTTAGTCTTAGATAAATCAAATTTAATCTCATCTATTTCTCCATTTTCTTTTAAAAGAAGACCGGTCCTCATTATATAAAGAATGTATTTTATTATACGGGTTTTAACGTGTATAAATACATTCTTTGATAATAAAAAATTTACTTAAAAAAATATATTATATAAACTTATATTACCGGATGTCTATATATGAAAATAACAGGGACTGGAATAACAATATAAAAGAAAAAGTTAAAAATGCAGACAGTGAAGCTATATTTCATTTCTTCGAGGAATTAGATAAAAAATGGAATATAAATTCTTCAAACATGGGTGATATCATCAAGGGATGTTTTAATTCTTTAAATATGGATAAATTAGATACAATAGATATCGGTATATTGAAAATAGAGTTGGATAAAGCTATGTATGAAACAACTTTGGTTTTTACTAAATTTAAAAAATTGGTACCTGATTATGAACAATATTCTAACAGGTGGAATAAAATATACGAAGTTATTTTCTATGGAGAAAGACTCATCCGAGATGTGTACTTATTGCATAAAACTGGTCATCCAGAACATGATTCATTATCAAACGAAGACCCAGACATTCTATTTAAATACGCTAGATTTAAAGATGACTCTAAAAAGACAGCGTATCAATGCCTTCTATTATATATGATTGAACAGTTTGCAGAAGATGGGTTTGCAAAGTTTAATGGAAATCTATACAGACCACTAATAAAAAATGGTAATAATACTCATGCATGGGAAAAACTTTGCACTATTAAAGAGTATTTGTATCAAAAAACAGATCATAAGATAAATTTTAATCAATGGAAAAATGCAACATCAAACGCTGGAAATATAAACTCAGCTGAAAAATACTTTAATGAGTTTATGGGACCAGAACTACCAGAACTCAAAAAGGATAGACATCTTTTTGCATTCAAGAATGGTAATTACATCACCAAATATAATACGGCGCCGGAAGGAGAAATTCCTTATTACGAAGACGTCTTTGTTCCTTATGGACAAAAACATCCATACATAAATAATTTTTCAGTTGCTGCAAAATACCACAATCAGACCTTTAATAATTTTGATGACATCGGAGATTGGTTTAATATTATCGAGTATTGCCCAACTTTCAAGAGTCTCTTAGACTATCAAGAACTTCCTGAAGAAGTTCAACGGTGGCTTTGTGTTTTTATGGGTAGAAAGCTTTTTAAAATCGGAGATCAAGATAACTGGCAATGCCTATTGTATCTATTGGGTCAAGCTGGTACAGGTAAGAGTACAGTTCTTATGAAAATTTTACAAAAATGGTATGATGAGGAAGATGTAGGTATTATTTCAAATAACATTGATACTAAATTCGGTATCAAACCGCATGTAAATAAGTTCATGGTATTGGCACCTGAGATTTCAGAAAATTTCAAGATGGAACAAACTGACTGGCAGCTTCTCGTGGAAGGTGGAAGAAATACATATTCAGAAAAGTATAAAAATGATGAGACTATTGAGTGGACTCTACATATGACTATGGGCGGTAATAAAATCATGAGATATAAAAATAACTCGGAAAGTGTTTCTAGGAGAACGGTTGTAGTAAATTTTTGGAAAAAGGTTATAAAAACAGATACTGCCATAGATAAGAAATTGGCTAAGGAACTTCCCTGTATTATGAAATTGTGTGTTTCTGCTTATTATTGGGCTGTTAGAGAATATGGAATTAAGGGGATTTGGGATATACTCCCTAGATATTTCCATGAAAATAAAGAAGATATGGAACAAACGACCAACGCTCTTCAGAATTTTCTTAAATCTGGAAAGGTTATATTTGGAGATAAATTTTATATACCCGCGAAGGTTTTCTCTCAGGAATTTAATGAACATGTACGAGAAAATAATCTAGCAAAGGAACAATTTACTAAGGACTATTACGGGGGTATTTTCACAAATAATGGAATTAAAGTTATTCAACAGGGAAGTAAAGAATATCCACGGGGATCGGGGATAATGCTAAAGAGAACAATGTTTTTTAAGGGAATTGATATAATTAACACCCATAACGACGAAGAAGATCCAGAATGAATTAATTTACGTTAATATTATATAATTATATTATTGTTATATGTTAAAAATGGCTAAAAGTTCAACACCTGTTTTAGATAGTGATGTAAAAGATATTTCATTTAACTCGTCTATTATCTATATTTCAATTATTTTATGCCTTATTGTAATAGGAGCTTATTTTATGTATAAAGTTTATAAGAAACTGCAGAAATTAAATGAAGATGTAATAATTATTACAAATAAAGGAGATGAATTAGATAGTTCTACAAAGGAAACAAGTCGGCAAATAGACTCTCTTGGAGAAAATTTTAAGAAATATTATAGAGAATTTAAAATCGTAACATCCAAAAATAATGCTCATGAAGAAATACCATTTAACAATACTAAAAACCCAGAAGTAGAAAACTCAGAAGTTGAAAACCCAGAAGTTGAAGGTGTTGAACCCGTTACTGTGTCTACCCCTATAGTAGATTTAAATAACACCGATTAATAACATGATATACTATTAGTTAGTTTTTTAACATGTTGAAATTCTTCATAATCGACATATAAATTCCAATTTATTTTATTTAAAACTTGATTTTCAAGTGGTCCAGACCCCATTATTTCAAAATCACATATAAATTTATTAGAAAGAATTAAACATGTTTCAACTAAGTCTTTTAAATTTTTACTATCGATAACACAATTTGAATCTTTATATCTACGAAGATATATTAAAGTTAATATTATACTATCCGTTTCGAATATATTATTATCTTTAAAAAAATCGTTTATCATGATGTATATTTTTCTAGTGTTTTTATCTTCTTTAAATGAATAGTTTAATATTTTATTTATATTCTTGATTGTTATCATAATTTTTAATATAACAATTCATTATTATTTAAAATATTTAATAAACATTTGAAAGTTTTATAATATAATTTTAAATCTGATCCCCCGGTTAAAATAATACTTCCCGGTCTAAATATAGCGACTGTTAATTTGTTTTTAGTTCCATCTTCTATTTTTAAATTTATACCTGGGTATTTACTTGGATTGTATGTATATCTTTTTATAAAAGAGTTTTCTATATCATCTAATATATTGCATAACAATTTTTGTTTTATGTTTTTTGTTATTTTAAAGTCGGAGTTTATCATACATATTCTGATATTTGTAATTTCTGATACATCTGGTGTTAAAAAGGCATTAACTTCTAATAATCTCCTGTATATTTTTCTTGCTGCATAACTAGCAGACATGACATTCAGTATACCCGCGAATTGAATATTACCATTTTTAAATATTTTTACAGATATTCTTTTCTTATCCTGATATTTAACTGTTATATATGTGTTTATACAGTTATAAAAAACTTTAGATGCTCTATCGTCTATAAACTTTTCTCTATACAGATTTAAATCTATTACCGAATTAAGATTACAACATATAGTCATTGTTGAAATAGTCCACTTTTTAAGTATTTCAATAGAATTATTACTATTATCAAAAGAGTGTATATTTTCATAATCCTCAAAAAATGTTTTAAAATTTTCATTGCATATACAAGTTGTATATTTTTGTTTTGGGTCGCATATTTTACACATAATATCTCTTTATATTAGATTTCTTTATATCAGATTTCTTTATATGTGTATTTTTTAGTAATTTATATCCTATATATTAGATAATTTTCTAATTAGATAATCCTTTATCAACATAGCAAGAGAAGTCTTACTAGTTATACTTTGAATACATGCTTTTAAAACCATATCAGAGTTTTCTCTTGAATGTTTTTGTACTAAAAATTCTGCATAATAAATTATTCTAGGTAATATATTACTATATATATCAAGTGTAAAAGTTTCTATTCTATTTAACTCAGTTATTATATCATACATACAATACGTTATTATATTTAATTCTACATCTAATTTCATTGTGGGTGATATAATAATTTTAGTCGTATTATTCCCGTAATAATATAATATTAATTTATTAATTTCAGATATTTTTTTATCTGTGATATCACTTCTAGTACAAGGATCCTTAAAAATTTCAGTTTTATTTAGATAAGTTACAAAATTATTGAAATCATAATAAAAAAAGAAATCGTTAACCTTTATAGATATAAATGGGTATGTTAATTTTTCAAACGTTATGGCACATGTATTGTTTTTCATTAAACGTTTTCTAAATTGTCTTTGAATATAACTAGTTATTTTATGACTATTTAATATATTTAATAATTGGATTTTATTAAATTTACTAACGTATTTTATTTTATTTATTTTACATAATTCCCTTATTTTTTTATATGTAAACAAAGTATTAAATTTAATTAACATAGATGTTAATTAAAATATATTATATTTTTATATTTATTAAAATGTTTAAAAGAATAAATATAATAATATATTAAGAAACATGTCGTCATTTAGACTTTCTAAAAAAAAAGCGCATAGCGATTCCAGAATGTCTATAAGTGCTAAACATGAAGAGACTTTGAATAAATTAGAAAACGAAGCTAAAAATATATCAAAATATAAAAAAGAATTAGATTCATTAATCGCTTATAAATTATCTAAAAAATACGAAAACGTGGAAGAATTAGATGAAAAAATAAAAGAATTACATGAAAAAATTAGATCTATAGAAAGTTGTGAAAATTTAACAGAATACTTATATAATTCCATAGAATTCGTTAAAAACATAGATGGTATTGAATATACAGAAAATAACAATACTGTTAACGATGGTATTTTTAAATATGTAACAATGGATCTAGAAAAAAAGAATGAAGATAATTATAAAATGTACATGAAAAAGTGTTTCCCAAATGAGAGTAACAATATAGAATATTCTAAAAACCAATACACTTGTAAAAATTGCGGTAACAGTACATGTCAAGATTCTGGTGCTGGAATGAATATATGTTATTCTTGCGGACTAACGGAGGTAAATTCAGTATCTATAACACCAGAGTGGAACGTATCTGAAACTCACGATTTTATTAAACCATATAGTTACAAAAGAACTAGTCATTTTAAAGAATGGATAACTCAAATACAGGGTAGAGAAGGAACTTATATACCAGATGATGTAATATCATTGATAATATCAGAAATAAAAAAAGAAAGATTAACAGATAAGAGTTTAATTACATATTATAAAATTAAAGAATTTCTTAAAAAATTAAAATTAAACAAGTATTATGAGCATATACCAAATATAATTCATCGAATAACTGGAAATAAACAACTTATTATTTCACAGGAATTAGAGAGTAAATTAATTGATATGTTCAACAAAATACAAGATCCCTTTACGAAACATTGTCCTAAGGATAGAAAAAATTTTTTAAGCTATTCTTATACACTTTATAAATTTTTTGAACTACTTGACAAAAATGAATATCTGATTTATTTTCCTCTTTTAAAAAGTAGAGAAAAATTATTTGAACAGGAAAAAATATGGAAGTTGATATGTAAAGATTTAGACTGGGAATTTCATAAATGTATTTAATACATGGCAAGCGAAGAAGCACCACCCTTGAATAGAGAAGTGGTCTCACCTACACATGTTACATTAACCGAGGTAGCCTTAGCATCCTTGGAGAAACTTAATACTAGTCTAATATTATCGAAGCGATTAAGGGGAACCGACGAGCCACCGTAGGCACGCGAGGCGAGTGGGAAGACGTAAATAGACTTCTTAGACTGATCCGCGTCTCTCATATTATTGGCAAATACGTTATCTAGTGAATTAGAAATTAAACCAAGAGAC